GAAGAGAGTGACCATCTGACGTTCCAGTTTATCAACCAACTCAGGATCAAGATCATCAATACTATTCTGACGATTCTTGTCATCTTGACGACGAAGTTCAGGAAGTTGAATATCAGAGGTCAGTAGATTAGTACTGGCATACCTCTGAGAGAATTCCTGAAATGTAAATGAACGATGTCTGAGAACTTGAGCAGCGATACCCCGTGTAGTCTCAATCTCTAAACTCATGAATGCTTGTTCAAAGATAGACCAGTGTTGATGCTTAATACAATACTTGAGAAGTCCTGCAAAGTTCTCATTGTCCTGATTGTTTGGATTAGAAACACGAGCACAATATGCTATGTGTTGCTCAGCATCAGGAGTTACTGAGATGAGTTTTGCTTGATTCATTCTGTTTCTTTTTAAGTTTACGTTCCTTCTTTACGAGCTTGACATACATTCTGTCTGCCTCGGTAAAGAGTTCTGGATGTTTAAGAATATACTTGATTGCTTTTTTTGTTTTCATGGTTGAAGTAAGCGTTGAAGTACGCAACGATTCCATTACTCAACTTGTTTCCCTGTGAGATCCAAGTGTCTACACATTCGTAGATATCTTGTGTGGAGTATGATGCCTGATCAATACGTGTTCCACCATATCTATTTAACAAAACTTTAAGACACTGCTCTCTAAGTTTCATTCTCTCTTCAGTGTAACGCCAGTCGTCACTCGTCATCTTCAAATACCTCATCGTAATCAGGGAGGGGTGGAAGTTCTTCCTTTAGACCCTTTGTGTATGCTTCTACATCAGAATACACCTCAGACTCTAATGCGTCAACCAGGAGTCTCAGGTTTCTGACAATGATTTTGAGTTTGTCTTTTTCCATACAAAAAAGGGGGGACAAGTCCCCCTAGTATAACAGATGGTTAACCGAGTGACAAGTGTCACTTGCTGTAAGTACGACCACGGTAACAGAAAGTACCATGGGTCTCTTTCGATTCAACACAACGGGTGTCATACTCTACACCACGATAGGCAGTGTGAGAAATTTGTGCGTCGTGAAGTGCAGATGCTTTCTTGATCTGCTTTCTAATGAGGTTGAGTGTGTTCATTAGATTACTCCTAAAGTAGTTGGATTTTTAGGCCCGTTCCTTTAGTCGTTTGCGTCCCAGAAACATTCAGGAGTTGCCTCTTGAATTGTTTCGACGAGTTCAAGCTTCACTTTTGTACTCATGTGTTCATGAGATTTGATCCTGAGGACAATAGCATCAGCATCAGTACAAAGGATAGAAGAATATAAAAGATACTCAATCATGGGATGAACGCTCCGTTCCGCGACTTACTTGCGTCCCCTCAGTGGGGATGAACGACAGGTCTATTATAGACCACTGTAGTTATTTAGTCAAGTGTGTCGAAGTCCTGACCTTCTTCAATAAGTTTGGATACGTAGTCCTCTGTCCCGTCCATGGTCTTGACAGCGAACAGGTTGGTCTTCTGATACTTCTTGACTTTCTTATATTTTTTAAGAAGTTCTTGTACTTGATCGGGGTCCATATCGATCCCCTCAAATTTAATATCAAAGCCCTTCATTTCTTTTTCTTCTCAGTTTTCTTTGGTTCATTACCATACAATTTGGGATTGACTGTACCCTTTGCCTGTGTCATGTTCTTGAAATCACTACGATAGTTGTCCCAGTAATGATCAAAAATGTCAGACATCTTATATGATGAGACAATATCAAACTTTGTGATACCGTCCTGTTGATACTCTACAAGAAATGCACTAGTTGGAAGTTTCTTATCATCGGCAACTGTTGGATCACAGTCTTGAAAGAGAAAGTTGATCTTATCACTCAAGACCTACCTCCCCACTGAATATCAGGATATGCTTCTTCGATAAGAGCACGGTTGATTTTATAAACACTCTGTAGTTGCTTATCCTTGACCAGACACAGGATATCAGCCTCGGTAGGATGAAGACCCTCCAACATTTGAATGAACATTGATTCTCTACGAGTTTTGGAGAGCTTATCATTACCACCTTTTACGAAGTGATAAAGATTACGATACTCCTTACGGAGAGATGTGTGATCAGTTCCCAGAGGTACTTCACTTCTCTCATATGGTACTTCTCCATCAGGAAGCATTGAGATCACAGTGTCATCAAAGTTCCAAATAAGAAGTGACACAAGTGCATCACTTCTATATTCTTTCAGAAGTTCAACCTTTTTTGCCTTCGTCCTTTGTTTTGAAATCTGTTCCAAAACCTCATGGACAAAGGGATTGGGTGGTAATTTTGTTTTCACGGTGAATGATTTGGATGCCATTTCTATTCAGTATAGGTTAGTAAGTGGTGGGTGTCAATCCTCAGACTCAAAGTCTTCAAGTGTATTATCAAATCTGACTGCGAGAATTTCATCAGGGATAATCATACCATTCTCGTCAAACATCTCTGGATGAGTTGGAATCAATGTGGAGTTTCTATCGATAACATATTCTTTCAATAGATATCCAATGACTCCTCCTACCAATAGAAACATCACTGAAATGATTGCGGAAAATGTAAGCGTGACTGCTAACATGTTAACCCTCCTTTTTTCTTATGTCAAATTGAATGTCTAAGAAAAAATGGATCTCTCTTGATAAGAAGGATACCATCTTTCCAAACTTGAACTGAAAAGTCTTAGGTGGCTCCCTCCTTTTTTTATTTCTAAGTAAAAGTTCAAACCCCCTGTTCATATTAGGGGAGTCTAACTTTTCATTATTTAGTGGTCCTTCTTTTTCTTCCAGGTCTTTTGTCATTCTTGTACCTCTCTGCGTCACTTAAAATTTTCTCCAGGTAGTTCTTAATCTTACGACCCTCTGGTTTACCTAGGTGACCGTAACCCTCCCTGAGCTGTTTATGCATATCATCTCCACCACCCTCTAAGTATCCCTCAAGGTCCAGGACCAGGGACTTAATCTCAGAGGCAGTACAACTCATCAGGAAGTGTTCAATGACTGTTCTGGATACCTTTGTGTCTCTCAGATACTGATACATATCGAGAACATATTTGCCATAGAACACATGGTCTATTGCATGCTCAACAATATCGTATAGCTCTTCTTCCATTACACCAAATTATTCTCTTTCAGATATTTAACAGTTTCTGCGCATCCCCCTAGTAGTCTACCATCAACGGAGATCTGAGGGAACGTAGAACCTTCACCAAATCTACCGTAAAATTCTTGCTTGTCAAAGTCTCTACCGAGTTTATATTCAGAGTAACTTTGTTCTGCTAACTTAAGGACACTGATTACTTTTGTACAATATGGGCAACCAATCTTTGAGTAGACTGAGAAGTTGTTCATAGTAGTATAAGAAACGGAATTGAAATTGTTATTAAACCTAATAGATAACCCCCTACTTCTTTTAGCAGGGGGCGAATACTGTGATCATTCATCGACGGTCTTGTTCCACTCTTTGAATGAGGATTGATACTGACCTTCGTTCTCCTTGGGATCTAATTTATGATATCCCTTTTTCTTCTTCCAGTCATTATACATCGCAGCAAGATACCAGGACCCGGACAGGGACCTGGCACCATTTTTAAGGAGATCAGTAGCATGTTCTGACAGAACTTTCATTGTCAGATACTCTTCTCTCCAGTTTGAATCGTCATAGTTTTTGTTCATAACTTATATATGGATTCAATCACTCCAGTGTATCAATCGTTGTTTTTGTTGTAAAGTTCCTCAAGTTTTTCTCTTGAGAAATCTACATACATCACTTCTTCACCATACTCAGGTGCCTCTGGATGTCGTCTTCGTTTGATAGGACGATCCATCATACTAATTGCTTGGATGTTTGCATACATCAATGCAAAAGCTGATCCTGCGAGTATTGCAAATAATGAGAAATATAGGAATGCCATTAGTACATTGCCTTAAAGTTTTGTCTTAATACCGAAGTGGTGTTACTGAATGTTCTCTTGATGAGTTCATCGATAGAAAACATACCTGGACCGTTGAGAAGGATACACATCGCACCTCCCCAGTAGAGACCGAGTAGTTCCAACAGATAGATGTTGAATCCACTAGTCATGATTGCATGGTAGATAGCGATCGTCATGGTACCCACAATGGAGAGAGCACCAATTCTTGCACCCAGTCCTACAATCAATGCCCAACTACCTGCGATCTCAGAGAAGGCAGCAATGTAGGACAGGAAGATAGGGAATGGTAAATGCAATGGTCTTACGAACGCATTTGCAAAGTTCTCAATGTCATTTAGTTTTTCAAATCCGTGATGAATCAAAAGCACTCCGACACAAAGTCGGAGTACAAGAAAACCAAATGAATTAATCACAATGCATTACCTCTAGGAAGCACTTCTTCAGGGAAGATAAAGTTCTCATGTGGTTGATCTGCTGGTGCTAACCAAGCACGGAGTCCTTCATTTAGAAGAATATTTTTCGTGTAGAAGGTTTCAAACTCTGGATCCTCCGCCGCACGAATCTCCTGAGATACAAAGTCGTAAGCACGAAGATTAAGAGCGAGTCCAATAATACCGATAGAACTAGTCCAGAGACCCATGACGGGAACAAAGAGCATAAAGAAATGCAACCAACGCTTGTTACTAAAAGCAATACCGAAGATCTGTGACCAGAAACGGTTCGCAGTAACCATCGAGTAAGTCTCCTCCTCTTGCGTAGGTTCAAAAGCCTTAAAGGTATTTGACTGTTCGCCATCTTCGTAGAGTGTGTTTTCTACTGTCGCACCATGAATGGCACACAGTAATGCTCCACCAAGGATACCGGCAACACCCATCATGTGGAATGGGTTGAGTGTCCAGTTATGGAAACCTTGGAGGAAAAGTAGGAAGCGGAAAATAGCGGCAACCCCAAACGATGGCGCGAAGAACCAGGACGACTGTCCCAAAGGATATATGAGAAAGACGCTGACAAAAACAGCGATAGGACCAGAAAAAGCAATAGCATTGTAAGGACGAATACCGACAAGACGTGCGATTTCAAACTGTCGAAGCATGAAACCTATGAGAGCGAAGGCACCGTGGAGTGCCATAAAAGTCCAGAGTCCCCCAAGTTGGACCCAACGGACGAAACTTCCCTGAGCTTCAGGACCCCATAAGAGTAAGAGGCTATGT